CGGCGCCCGGTTGCGGGCCCGGGAACTTATCCCCAGCTTATCCACAGGTTATTAACAATAGGGGAGTTTGGGAGTTTGAGCCTAAACTCCCCCTTGGAGTATGATTTAATGCTCTTGTGGTTTAAATATATCTTTTATTTGTTGCCCGAATCCTCTCTCGAGTTCCTCGGCTTGTGATTCTGCTCGCTTTGCATTGCGTGTCATCACGGGAACAACCCCATCATAATGATTCGCAATTCGTTTTAAGACATCAATCATTTCTTCTTGATTATCTGCAATCCTATTGAGTGCTTGATTTATAGTGTCGTCTACAACCATATATACTCCATTTCTAATTCTTAATGAATTAATAGTATTATACCATAAACTTATCCACAAAGCAAGACATCATTTGAACTATTTTCAGGACTGGTCAGTCACCAGCGTCTCCCGGGCCCCGGTGAAACAGGACTGGCTGGAGATCCACGCAAAAAGTATAGGTATTCTGGGGAGTTTGGGAGTTTCGCCCTGTCAGGAGATGAGCTGCGCGCCGGGCGCCCCGGTCCACTGGGACTTATCCACAGATTATCCACAGAGTTATACACATTAGGGAGTTTGGGAGTTTGGGACAATTTGCCGCAGGTCGAGGTCCTCGAGCCTTCCCTCGTATAACCCGGGTGCTTGGTCCAGGGTCATTTGGCCCAGGTCCTTGGTTTGGGAACCATGAAACAGTTTAACATGGCCATCGGAGAGCCCCCCAACCAGGATATAAACTGGAGCTCCTGCGTTCGCATGACGCAAATTCCATGCCTTTTGGAAGGGTGAAAACTTTACCTTATTATTAGGCTGCATTATCTTTAATTCAATTGTGAAGAATCCTGTAACATTGTGAAATATTACGCAATCCGGGAATCCTGGAGTAACATAGCTTTCAAGGCGTGAAACAATGTATTTACCATCGCTCAAGTATCTCTTTAAAGTTTTCCAAAGCCTTGTTTCCGGCTTTACGGTCATACTTCGTCTTGTCTTTTACCACTCTCGGTCGATACTTCGGTGATGTCCTTAAGGCCTTCGCTATCGGATTTTTCTTCGAGCGATAAGACAGTCTTATTATTTTCTTTTCTGAATTTTCCATCTAATCCTAATTCCTTTAATTGTTTTAAAACCTCTTCACGAGACATACTATCAATAGTTCCTGTCCTAATTTCTTTCCTATCAATGTACAGTCCGGCGGCCTGCCCACGCAACCGCTCAGCATTAACAGCAGCACTAAAAGACTTTTCATTAAGTGACTTCTCACGCAACCTTGCCAATTCCTGAACATGCTTATTTAATTTAACCTCGTGTGTTTTTTCAATTTCAGCTCTTCTCTTTATAATAGCATCCACGACTTTTGGATATCTTTTACCATTCAATAACTGTGAAGAAGTCACATTAGCCGAAGCTTCAGAATATCCAGCCTGTCTTGCACATTCAGTTGGTGTTAATCTACCCTCATTCTCAGAAAATATCTTAACAAATACCTGTTGCTTATCAGTGAGTCCATCACGCCTAATTGGGTGTTTTAAGGCCCCTCCACTCTGCCTTGTTTTAGACACAATGGTGGCACCACTGGTGTCACCTCTCAGCCTTTCATCGACCATCGAATTCCTCGCTCTATAGTTGAGTTTTTACTCATTTGTTTTATTATTTGTAACAAAAGTTGCTTGCGTCGTTTAGAGTAGTGCCACCATGGTGCCACCATATAAACGATTGATTTATAAAGGTTAATCAGGAAAGGTGGCATGGTGTCACCTATCCCGGTCTTTTTGAAAATAAAAAAAACATTTTAGCAAAATCTCCACTATAGACGCCACATCACAAGATGAAAAGTGACCGATTTGCGCCATTCCGTTTTCCTATCCAGTGGCGCTTTATCAAGTGATGCACTAATGCGTGAATATTGCTCTTGGACCGAAGTCCAATGAGCTGCTTCAGCTCTTCGTACGACGGCGAATGTTTGTTGACCTTTATGAAATCCTTGATGATGTCATAAAGCTTCTTCTGCTTGGGTGTTAGCCCCACCTTAGATTGTGTATTTTTCGCCTGTACTTCCATTTATATATACCTTCTTTTTCCGTCCTGGAAATTCATCATAACCTGTCGAGTTTGGATGTGGACCATAATCCCTTCGCACCTTAGCATACATTTCGTTCGGACCCAACTCCTGAATTGTCTCAGGCGTGATTGAGTCATAGAGCTCTCGTTGCAGCTTCTTGTCCTCCGCGTTCATCTTTTTTGGTTTGTATTGGTTAAGTCCAAGCTTCGCCCATGTTATCCTGATCCCAAGGGGTGGCCTGTTCAAGGTGACTCCAGCCTTGTTCTGGTGTGAACCAGTCCATGTTCCGGGGGCGTAGTGCTTATCCATAACGTAGTTGTAGCAGTCTTCATTGGAAGCGAACTCAACGATTTCCTTGCTGAGTAGCTCCGCATCCTTCCACACGTTAATCTCGTACTTGTCCATAGCTTTTTTCCAAATATTCTATTTTTTTTACCCAACCCTTTGGGATTGTTATGTACCGTCCGCCTTCCTTGTCCTCTTCCTTTGTCTCCTGCGGGTCAAGACACCATGATCCCATGATGGTTACGCGCAGCTCGTCATCCCTTATCATCCACCCAATGTCGACGCACGTCGCCAGCTTGGAGTCCCTCATCTTGCCAAGGGTCACCCATCCAGTATCACCATCCATTGCGTCCATCCATGTTATGCGGACCATCGGCCAGCAGTCTGGATATTTACTCGAGGGTGTACTGCTCTTCTGTTCCGTGTCCGTTTCGTTCAAATTTTGCATTGTCCTCATCATCCCTGTGCCTGTGTCCTTCCGTTACCACTTCCATGATCTGCGATTTGGTTTGTAGCCTTACCTCATAATCCTGGAATACCACTACCCAAAAGCGTGCCTCTCCACCTTGTGAGGTGGTGGCCTTTCCCGCCTTGAAGTTTTCCACCGTCTTGCGGAAACCCATGGACAGAAGTTCCAGTAACCTGGACTTGAACAGCACGCGATCGGACATATCCTCGAATCGAACGTACCAGGAGGGTTTTTCCATCAACCCAGTCTTGGGATTGATGGCTCCGTCCTCTACCTGGTGTAGGTCTATGATCTTCAGTGTTGCCATTAGTTTATCGTGTCCTTGTTGTTCCAGTTGTGCGCCGCCTCGCGGTATTTCTCCTGGAGTTCCTCTTCGTTAAATCCGGAAAGGACTTCCCCCTTCCTTCGCTCCTGATAACCTTTCGCAAAGTCATCAATGATCTCCATAAGCATGAGTGTTGGGAACTGTACACCGTGCACCTTGATGGCGCCCAACTTTCCAAGTGTTTCCTGGAAATTGTCATTTTCCTCCTCGCACTTGCGGAGAATTTCCCTAATCTCTTTTGTTGCTTTTACTAATTTTTGCATTCTTTATCCTTATTCCCTTCTCGTCCGCCGCCTTCTTTATTATGTGCATCATTTCCTGTCCCGGCCCACGATGCATGTTCATCCCCATCCGCACCAATGCGTCATAATAGGGGATCTTTATCGCCACACTCTTGTATTTTGTCGTGTCAACCACGCTTCTTTTTCCTCATCTATTCCCCTTCCGTATGTTTTCCTCGGTTTTTAAATACTGCAGATTATTTTCAACATGAAAACCACAAACATTTTTACCTTGCAGCGGTACTATATGATCCACATGATAACCTTTGGGGCACTGAACATATATTTCTTTTATTGCTTCCAAGTTGACCCAGGCGGGGGTGGCTTGTAGATTTATCGCTCTTCTTTTGGCTTGAATAGCTCTAAAAACACCCCTGTTATTTTCCCTGTATTTTTTATGGTCAGCTTTTATTTTCTCTGCATTTTTTTCTTTGTATCTTTTATTATGAGCATATATTCTTTCCTTATTAGCTTCGAGATAAGCTCTGTTTTTAGCCTGTACCTCTTCCTTATTAGCTTTGTAAAATTCTCTATTATAAAACAATATTTTTTCTCTATTTTTATTATAGGCTTTTTTATTATAAGCTTTTAATTTTTCTGGATTGTTTTTTCGAAGTTCTTTTTGCCTGTTATTCATTTGTTGTCTGTTGGTTTCTCGATACACTTTTCCATACGCTAATTGATAGTCTTTTAAAGACTCATAATCTTTTCTAAAAATTTTATATTTACTCATCGCCAAGTTTTTTTAACCACCAAGTACACCTATAACCCACAGCGTTCCAAAACATATGTAGAAGATCGTAACGGGGTCCATCAGTCAGGATCCGTTCCTTCCCACTTGTCAAAGTCGAAGTCCGGGCCCTCTTCCTCCTCGTCAATGATCTCCTCTATCTTCTCAACGATTGCTTCCTCCTTCGTGTGGAGTGCCTCTAGCTTGTCCAGCTCCTTCCTGATTTGTTGAAGGGGCGTCAGTCTTTTTCTAGCTTTCTTTTTTGCTTTCTTCTTTACCATAATTACCTCCTCTGGTTTACGGTTTCAATTTCGTCCCGAAAGTCGCCGTAACGGTATTGTTCCATTACGTCCTCAATGCCGTATTCGTAACGGC